TATGATGAGAATATCACCTACTGAAGATGTTGAGTTTTATTGGACTACAAGTAATCTAAATGTAACATTAGCATCGTCAGCAGCAGGTGGTCCTTATCCTGAGTCTCCATCATCTATTGTTGAGATTTACAAAGTAGCAATGTAATGAATGGTGAGATTCGTAAAATATCTGTAGGCCCTGACTATAAAAGCGCAATGCACTATATGGTGGGTCAAAAGATATTAGGAGACACGAATGAGATACATCACATTAAGCACAACATTAAAAAGTTTTCCTTCCAAATCTTCATCATCAATAAAAAAGAAGAGGTAGTTTTGTGGAAAGAGTTCAGTCAATCAATTCCAATTTCAATCGAATTTAATATAGATTTCTAATGAAATCCCCATTCTATTTCATCACCAAACCATTAGAAGGAAAAAGATATAACAACACAAAAGACATAGGAGGAATAGAGTTCATCGTCAATACATCTGAGGAAGAGCACAAATTCTCTAATCGTGAAGCGGTTGTTATAGAAACACCTTTAGGTTACACCGGTCCAATCGAGCCCGGTGATACTCTTCTTGTCCATCATAATACTTTCAAGTTCTACAACGATATGAAAGGCAGAAGGAAGAGTGGCAAAAGTTTTTTCAAGGAAGACATTTTTATGATTGAGTATGACCAATTCTTTCTGTACAAAAAGAAAGACAAGTGGTTTGCTCACGATAGATACTGCTTTGTAAAACCCATTCCGGCCATTGATTCTTACATCAAGAAGCCATTCTCAGAAGAACCGCTGATGGGTATTATGAAATATCCAAATGAGTATCTTGTTTCTCAAGGTATAAATACAGGAGATAGTGTGACATTTGGCCCTGATAGTGAGTATGAGTTTAGTGTAGATGGCGAGAAGCTATACCGTATATATGACCATCAAATAACAATGAAATTATGAATCTACTTTGCATTGATGATGTGCTCTTAAATCCAAAGGAGTACGTACAGGATATTTTACAATACGGTTTCCAAGACTATGCTGATGGATGGAAGGTTTTTAAAAACGTGCAGGCTCGAAGTGATGATGAGTTTGAAAAAAACGTCTTAGAATTATTTCCGAATTACGAAGCCAAATGGAATTTTGTAAGACAGTCTTCACTTAATCAAGAGGAACCAAACTTCATTCATACGGATGAGATGATGGGAGACATCACAGTTATTTTGTACCTTAGTCAAAATCATCCTGACAATGATGGAACAACTTTATATGACGGAGATGGCAAACCTATGTGCGTGGCTTACTCTAAGTTCAACAGAATGGTTGCGTTTGATTCAGATTGCCCTCACTCAAGAAACATATTTGAAAACTTTGGCGAAGGGGATGAAGCTCGTTTAGTACAGGTTATATTTTTAGAACAAAAAAAATGAGCAAGGAATTAAAAGAGAAGATTATATCAGCGGGATACAAGGCGGTAGAGCATCTTATTGAAGTTGCCGAGGAGAAGATTATGCAGAAGCACGTTGATAGTGATGGTGAGGTGTCAGAGTTAGCTGCAGACAGATTAAAGAATGCTGCCGCTACAAAGAAGATTGCCATCTTTGATGCCTTTGAGATTCTTAACAAGATTGAAGCAGAGAAAGAAGCTCTTGAGTCTATAGATAAAGGGCCAAGTAAGGTGGATACAAAACAAGGATTTGCAGAACGAAGGTCAAAATAACTTATACCGCGTACTTGATAAGTATGTCCCGGGTGTTGCGATTGCCAAAAAGAACAAGGCTAAGTCTTGGGATTATGGATACAACAAGGAATATGACTTCGTTGTTATATCTAAGACGGGGGAGATTGGAGATATTATTCGGATAGCTGATTTGAATATAGCTCTTCCTCCAACTCCAAGTTCGTGTCTTCAAAGACACGCGAAAAAAGAAGAACAGTATTGGGAAAGAGAAGAGTTGCCTTCTGCTCTTGCAAAAATTCAAACTATATTTCAATGGAACGATATGTCCTCCGAGTTTAAGAATCGGTGGGTAGATTACATTGAGCGTCAGTTTGATTATCGAGAAGAAGGAATGTGGTTTATGAACAATGGAGTCCCTACCTACATAACGGGGGCTCATTGGATGTACTTGCAGTGGTCAAGTATTGATATAGGATACCCTGATTTTCGAGAGGCTAATAGAATCTTTTGGATTTTTTGGGAGGCGTGTAAAGCTGATGATAGATGTTTCGGAATGGACTATCTAAAGATACGTCGCTCCGGATTCTCATTTATGTCGTCGTCAGAATGTATCAACGTTGGTACGCTTGTGAAGGATGCTCGTGTAGGTATACTATCTAAAACAGGAGCTGATGCTAAAAAAATGTTTACCGATAAGGTTGTTCCTATTAACAACCGCCTTCCTTTCTTCTTCAAGCCTATTATGGATGGAATGGATAAGCCAAAGACTGAATTGGCCTATCGCGTTCCGGCTTCAAAGATTACGAAGAAGAATATGTTTGACTCTTCTCAAGAAGTAATAGAGGGTCTTGATACAACAATCGATTGGAAAAACACTGAAGATAACTCATACGATGGAGAAAAGCTAAGGCTCCTCATCCACGATGAGAGTGGTAAGTGGACTAAACCAAACAATATCAAAGAGAATTGGCGCGTAACAAAGACCTGTCTACGTTTGGGTAGTAAGATTATTGGCAAGTGTATGATGGGGTCAACATCTAATGCGTTAGCAAAGGGAGGACAAAACTTCAAAGACATATATGAAGACTCTCGAGTTCTTTCAAGAAACGCAAATGGTCAGACCAAGAGTGGGTTATACGCTTTGTTTATTCCAATGGAATGGAATATGGAAGGGTTCATTGACCTTTACGGTATGCCTGTATTTAGAAAGCCGGAGAATCCAATACGCGGTGTTGATGGTGGATGGATTACCAATGGTGCCATTGACTATTGGGAAGCTGAGGTAGAGTCATTGAAGAATGATGCAGATGCTCTGAACGAATTTTACAGACAGTTTCCACGCACAGAGTCGCACGCTTTTAGGGATGAGAGTAAGCAGGCTTTGTTTAACTTGACCAAGATATACCAACAGATTGATTACAATGATACGCTCATAAAAGAGCATCACGTAACTCGAGGTAATTTTATGTGGAAAGATGGAATCAAGGATAGCAAGGTAATCTTTATGCCGGATAAACGAGGTAGGTTCTTAGTAAGTTGGACACCAAAGAAAGAACTTCAGAATAATGTGCACGAGAGAAATGGAATAAAGTATCCCGGCAATGAGCACCTTGGCTCGTTTGGTTGTGACTCATACGATATATCTGCAGTTGTAGATGGGCGAGGTTCTAATGGAGCTCTGCACGGTATGACTAAGTTTCATATGGATGAGGCTCCTGTCAATGAGTTCTTCTTAGAATATGTTGCAAGACCACAGACCGCAGAGATATTCTTTGAAGATGTATTGATGGCGTGCGTGTTTTACGGAATGCCGGTATTGGCAGAGAACAATAAGCCTCGATTACTATATCATTTTAAGAACAGGGGATACAGAGGATTTTCAATGAACAGACCTGACAAGCAATTTTCAAAGCTATCTAAGACAGAAAGAGAACTTGGTGGGATACCTAACTCATCTGAAGATGTTAAGCAGTCTCACGCTTCTGCTATTGAGTCATACGTAGAGAAGTATGTTGGTATGGACTTGTCCGGGACATACAGAGACTCCGAAGAAATGGGTAGTATGCCATTCACAAGAACACTTGAAGATTGGGCTAAGTTTGATATAAACGATAGAACTAAATTTGACGCATCCATTAGTTCGGGTTTGGCCATTATGGCGAACCAAAAACATCTTTATATGCCCGAGAAAAAAGAAAGCAAAATAAGTATTAACTTCGCAAGATACAAGAATGATGGAACAATTAGTCAAATGATTCAATGAAAGATATAGTAATAAACGTTTTGTCTGCCGGGTTCCCAAATCAATTTGCTACTGATTCGGAGAAAGCTTCCGATGCTTATGGCCTTCAAGTAGGTCAGGCCATTCAGTATGAGTGGTTCAGAAAAGATGGGGGCGGATGCAGATATTACTCTCAATGGAATGAGTTCCATAAATTGAGATTGTATGCTCGTGGTGAGCAGTCTACAGGTAAGTATAAAAACGAATTAGCAGTAGATGGAGACTTGTCTTATTTGAATTTGGATTGGACACCGGTTCCTGTTATACCAAAGTTTGTTGATATTGTTGTAAATGGAATGTCTGATAGATTGTTTAAGGTTAAGGCGTATGCTCAAGATGCAATGTCTCAAGCTAAAAGGAACAAGTATCAAGAGATGATTGAGACTCAGATGGCAGGTAAACCTGTTCTTCAGAAAATCAAAGACCTTACAGGTGCTGACCCATTTATGATGGACCCTGAAGAACTTCCGGAGACTGATGATGAGTTGTCATTATATATGCAGCTTAACTATAAGCCGGCTATCGAGATTGCAGAAGAGGAAGCCATCAATACAATTTTTGATGAGAATCATTATCAAGACATTCGATGGAGACTTGATTATGATGAGACAGTCCTTGGAATCTCTGTAGCAAAACACGAGTTTCTTCAAGGCGCGGGAGTTAAGGTGTCATACGTAGACCCCGCTAATGTGGTCTATAGTTACACTGAAGACCCACACTTTAAAGATTGTTTTTATTGGGGGGAAATCAAAACACTTCCAATTACAGAGTTGTATAAGATAGACCAATCGTTAACGTCTGAAGACTTAGCTGAAATATCTCAATATAGTCAAGGTTGGTATGATTACTACAATGTAGCTCGCTTTTACGAAAACTCCCTTTTCAGTAAAGACACCTGCACGTTGATGTATTTCAACTATAAGACAACAAAAAAGATTGTCTACAAAAAGAAAGTTCTTGAGAATGGCGGAACCCGTGTAATTGAAAAGGACGACAACTTTAATCCTCCTACAGAGATGATGGAGGAAGGCAACTTTGAAAAGATTGAAAAGGTTATCGATGTTTGGTATGAGGGTATTATGGTTATGGGAACTAATATCCTTCTTCAGTGGAAGATGTCTGAGAATATGGTACGCCCTAAGTCAGCATCTCAACACGCATTGCCAAACTACATAGCTTGTGCACCTCGAATGTACAAAGGAGCTATTGAGTCATTGGTTAGAAGAATGATTCCATTCGCTGATTTGATTCAGATTACCCACCTTAAATTACAACAAGTCATTGCACGTGTTGTGCCTGATGGTGTATTCATTGATGCCGATGGATTGAATGAAGTTGATTTAGGCACAGGTGCAGCTTACAATCCTGAGGATGCGCTACGATTATACTTTCAAACAGGTAGCGTAATTGGAAGAAGCTTTACGCAAGATGGTGACTTCAACAATGCTCGTGTTCCTATAACACAACTTACCTCTAACTCAGGAGCATCAAAGACACAGATGTTGATTGCTAACTACAATCACTATATGGATATGATTAGGACTGTCACAGGTCTTAATGAAGCGCGTGATGGCTCTACTCCTGACCCTAACTCATTGGTTGGATTACAGAAGCTTGCTGCGCTTAATTCTAATACTGCAACAAGACATATTCTTGAGGCAGGTCTATATATCTATCGTTCATTAGCGGAAGCTATTACGTATCGTGTTGCTGATATTTTAGAATATTCTGATTTCAAAGATGAGTTTATCAATCAAATAGGTAGATTCAATGTGTCAATATTAGGAGAAATATCTGATTTGTACATATATGACTTTGGTATTTTTATTGAGGTTTCTCCTGATGAAGAACAGAAGAATCAGCTTGAGCAAAACATTCAGATGGCATTGTCGAGAGGTAACATTGATATTGAGGATGCGATTGACATTAGAGAGATTCGCAATATAAAACTTGCAAATCAATTACTAAAACTCAAGAGAACTAAGAAGGAGCAAAGAGAAGAAAAGATGGCAATGCAAAAGCAGGCTATTGTTTCTGAGCAACAACTTAAATCTCAAGAGTTGGCGGGTCAAGTTGCTATGCAGAAGATACAGATGGAAGCTCAATCTAAGATGCAGATGAAACAAGCTGAGGTAGCATTTGATATTGAGAAGATGAAACAGGAAGCTATGCTTAAAACTCAACTTATGGCTGAAGAGTTTAAGTATAACCAACAACTTGTTCAGCTTCAATCAGGCACACTGAATCAGCGTGATATGCAGAAGGAAGAAGCAAAGGATAAGCGAATCAGTATTCAAAATACTCAGCAATCCAAGTTGATTGAACAACGTAAAAACAATTTACCATCGTTGAATTTTGAATCAAATGAAGATAGCTTAGATGGGTTTGACTTTTCCGAATTTGCACCTCGTTAAAAACATATAGAATTTTTGTTTAAATTTGCAATAAATCAAATCTAAATACAATGGAATTTAAAGCAGTAAAATTAGTTGAGACACAAGTGAAAGGAGTTGCAGAGAGGGAAGCTGAATTGCTTTCTAATCACGAGGCTGAACAAGCGGCAGCAGATGCGGCAGCAGCAGCAGCAGCAGCAGCAGCAGCAGCAGCAAGTGAAGGAGCAGGTGATGGAGCAGGAGCGAGTGATGGTAATAATTTTCCTGACTTAAAAGAAGAAGACGTTCTTTCATATATTGGCAAACGATATAACAAGCAAATCAATTCATTTGATGAGTTGATGGCCGAACGTAATCAGGCTGAGGATATGCCTGAAGATGTGGCTGCTTTTATGAAGTACAAAAAAGAAACCGGAAGAGGGTTTGAAGACTTCTTGAAATTAAGAGAAGACTTTGAATCAATGGATGGTGATGTTCTTTTGAAACAGTACCTTCACTCTACACAAGAGGGTCTCGATAGTGATGACATCGATGCGTTAATGGATGACTACAGGTTTGATGAAGACCTTGATGATGAGTCTACTGTTAAGAAGGTAAGAATCGCAAGAAAAAAGGCTATAGCGGAAGCAAAGAAATACTTCGGTGAGCAAAAAGAAAAATACAAAATGCCCCTTGAGTCAAGTACGGCAGGTATATCTGAAAGCGAAAAAGAAGAGTTCGATGCTTACAAACAATATATGCAGCAAGCGAGAACAATCGAAGAGGAGAATAATCGTAAGCGTCAATGGTTTGACCAAAAGACAAATGAGGTATTTAACAACGAGTTCAAAGGTTTTGAGTTCAATGTAAATGACCGAAAACTTACTTTCTCTCCGGGAGATTCGGCTGAGTTGAAAAAGGCTCAATCAACACCACAAAACTTTATACAGAAGTTTTTGGATGAGAGTGGACTAATGAAAGACGCAGCAGGATACCATAGAGCATTGTCTATCGCAATGAATCCGGACCGCTTTGCAAAGTTCTTTTACGAGCAAGGTATGTCCGATGCTACTGATGATGTTACGCGCAAGATTAAGAATATCAATATGTCTGAGCGTAGAGCAACTGAAGTGAGCAAGACCACAAATGGTGTTCAGGTTAAAGCGGTGAATCCTGACCACGGAAGAAATTTAAAAATTCGCAGCACAAAAAGAGTATAAAATTAAAAAACTAAAAAAATGGCAGGTAATTTAGCGAATTTCGCTCCCGGGTTTACACAACCCTCAGTTGACCAAGTATTGTTGTCAACAAACTACATCGGTACAGGTGGTACATCGTTTAACTTTTTAAATCAGTATCTTCCTGATACTTATGAGAAAGAGTTTGAGCGTTATGGTAACCGTACTGTAGCTTCATTCTTGAGAATGGTAGGCGCAGAGCTTCCTTCAAACTCTGACCAAGTTAAATGGGCAGAACAAGGTCGTCTTCACATTAAGTACAATACTTGTACTTTAGGAACAGTAGCTTCCGGTGCTCTTGTTACAGTAACAGTAACTTTGCCATCAAACCAAACTTCAGTTGCGGTTCGTGTTGGACAAACAATTATGTTGCAAAACAACACAACCGGTGTTTCAGGAAAGGCTATTGTTGTAGCTAACCCAACTGCTACTACATTGAGTGTTGCTTTCTATGAAGCAACTCCTAACCTTGTTCTTGCTACAGGTAACGTTTGTACAATGTTTGTTTACGGTTCTGAGTTCAAGAAAGGAACAAACGGAATGTCGGGTCAGTTGGAGTCTGAGGATGACATCTACTCAAACAAGCCAATTATCTTAAAAGACCGCTACGCAGTAAACGGTTCTGATATGGCTCAAATCGGTTGGGTAGAAGTAACTACTGAGAATGGTGCTTCAGGATACCTTTGGTATTTGAAGTCTGAGCACGAGACTCGTCTTCGTTTTGAAGACTATATGGAGACTGCAATGATTGAAGCGGTTCCCGGAGACGCAACTTCTGCAGCAGTAGCTCAAGGTTTCTATGGTTCTGAAGGTGTTTTCTACACTGTGAACAATCGTGGTAACGTTTGGGGTGCAGGTAATCCAACCACATTGGCTGATTGGGACCTTATCGTAGGTCGCTTGGATAAGCAAGGTGCAATCGAAGAAAACGTATTGTTCGTTAACCGTCAATTAGGTTTTGACATCGACAATATGTTGGCAGGATTGAACGGTCTTCCGGGTGGTTCAGTTCCCGCAGCAGGTTACATCGCAGGTGGTGCTTCTTTCGGATTGTTTGATAACGATGTTGAGATGGCTTTGAATCTTGGATTCAGTGGTTTCCGTCGTGGTTATGACTTCTACAAGTCTGATTGGAAATACTTGAATGACCCAACAATGCGTGGTGGTCTTAACACAGTTGCAGCTACCGCTACAGGTACAATCAACGGTTTGTTGGTTCCTGCAGGTTCTACAAACGTGTATGACCAAATTATGGGTAAGAACGCTAAGCGTCCTTTCTTACACGTGCGTTACCGTCAAAGCGAGACTGAAGACCGTCGTTACAAGTCTTGGATTACAGGTTCTGCCGGTGGTGCCGCTACAAGTGACTTGGATGCAATGGAAGTTCACTTCTTGTCTGAGCGTTGTCTTTGCACATTGGGTGCTAATAACTTTGTATTGTTCCGCTTCGGATAATACTTTTGAATTGATAAAAGGGCGTGTCTTCAAAGACACGCTCTTTTTCTAACTAATCAAATTAAATCTAAAATAAAATGTCAAAATCAGTCGTCCTTACGGACAAAACTTACAGGCTATTAAATGGGTCACCATTGTCTTACGTTCTATTGTCAAGAAATAGCTCGAGAGCACCACTAATGTGGTTTGATGAAGAGAAAGGAATAAACAGAGTATTGCGATACGCAACCAATCAAAACTCACCTTTTGAGGATGAGCAAGATGGAAACGCTATCTTAGAGCCAATCGTTTTTGAAGATGGTCTTTTACACGTTCCAAAAAACAATCCTGTTCTTCAAAAGCTACTACACTATCATCCGTTTAACGGAAAGATATTCATTGAAATTGATAATGAAAAAGATGCAGCCGCAGAAGTTCAAGACTTGAATATTGAGGTTGATGCTTTGGTTGAAGCAAGAAAACTTGAGATTGGTCAAATTGAAATGTTGACTCGTGTGTTGTTTGGCGTAGACCCATCTACGGTTTCTACCGCTGAGTTAAAACGTGACATCTTGGTTTATGCTAAGAGAGACCCACGAGGATTCTTAGATGCTATCAATGACCCTGAGTTGAAGTTTCAAGCTAAGGTTAGAACGTTCTTTGAGAACAACTACATAACCGTTAGAGGAAACAATAAGGAGTTGTGGTACAACACTCCTACAAATAAAAAGAAAATGTGTACAATCCCATTTGGGTCTGACGGTTATGATACCGCTATTACTTACTTGCAAAGTGATGAAGGACTTGAAGGATTGAAAATGTTAGATATGTTGTTGGATGCGTAATGTGTCTTGATTTGATGTGTGAAAAGTAAGGGCTCATTAGCCCTTATTTTTTTCACTATATTTGTAAAAAAGTAGCAATGATAAACTCAGTAAGAAATACGGTCCTATCTGTACTGAACAAAAATAATTACGGTTACATTTCCCCATCTGACTTCAACCTATTTGCGCAACAAGCACAAATGGAATTGTATGAAGCTTATTTCACTGACCTAAATAAAGTCATCAATAGGGAGAATAGACGCTTATCAGGGACTGATTATGTTGAGGCATCAAAAGCTATCAGTGAGTTTTTAGATTATTTTATTGTTGACGAAAATCTGTATCCAAATATTCCGACATTAGGTATACCAAACAATGAGTTCTTTAATCCATCTCCTACAACAACAGGTGGATATGCTTATATGATTAATAAGGTTTTGTGCTACACAAACAAAAAGGTTACAGGTGTCAATAGTTTTGTAACTACATTTCAGCTTATTGACTCTACCGTAAACTTCATTAACTTAGGGGTTGTTGTTGGAGATATTGTGGTAAACAATACAACCAATAAATCTACATACGTAAATAACATACTTGCTCCTTCTGCATTAGGATTGAATGACGACATATTCATAGCACTTGGAGATACTTATACAATCTATTCTTATACTGATTATTCAGAAGCTGAGAGAGTTTCAAACGGAAAGATAGCTTCATTGAATATGTCGATGCTTACTGCTCCAAGTATAATGTTTCCTGCATACACTCAATCCGAAAGCTTGATGTATTTATATCCAACTTCTATTGCAGGATTTGGTGCAGTAAAAGCAACATACTTCAGATACCCAAAGAATCCAAAGTGGACATACATTTCGCTTGCGGGTGGTGAGCCGGCATTCGACCAATCACAACCTGACTATCAAGACTTTGAATTACCACTTGAAGATGAGTACAGATTGATAGTTAAAATTCTTCAGTATTGTGGTATATCTATTAGAGAGACTCAAGTGGTGCAGTACGCTATGTCTAAGGAACAACAAGACGACTCTACACTTAATCAACAACAATAACAATGACCTATATTTCTCAGTACGAATACTACGATAATAATGGCAATACTCCTCAAGATGCTAATTGGGGGTCTTACCAATATGTAAGTCTATTTGATATAGTCAACAACTTTATGTTGATGCACACAGGTAATCATTCATTGGTAAATAATGAAGAGCGTTTCAAGATTTTGTTTCACGCTAAGCGTGCTATTCAAGAACTCAACTATGACGCCTTTAAAGAAATCAAGGTCTTAGAACTTAGTGTTGCTGACTCTTTGAGATATGTGTTACCATCTGACTATGTGAATTGGGTTCGCATATCCCTGTATAAGGACGGGTGGTTAAGGCCATTGACCGAGAACATACAAACACTATCGTCAAGAGCTTATCTACAGGACAATAGTGGAAACATATTGTTTGACATTAACGGAAACATTCTTGAGCCACAGAACTCATTCATTGATTACGATAGACTTCACAATACAAAGAAGAGTTTGTATCTGAATCAAGGGAATCCGTACAGTGGAAATATGGGTTGGTGTATCGACGGTAATTGGTACTTTGATTATGCGATAGGAGCTCGTTTCGGATTAGAAACAGAAACTGCTAATCGCAATCCGACATTCAACATTGATAAGAAGGCAGGTGTAATCAACTTCGATTCATCTATGTCAGGTGAGCTATGTATCCTTGAATACATCTCAGACGGAATGGAGAATGGTGACAACTCATTAATTTCAGTAAACAAACTCTTTGAGCAGTATATTTACGCTGCAATTAGATACGAAATACTAAACTCTAAGTTTGGTGTTCAAGAGTATGTTGTAGCCCGTGCAAGAAAAGAAAGAGGTGCTTTACTTAGAAACGCTAAGATTAGAATGAGCAACATTCATCCGGGAAGATTGCTAATGAACTTACGTGGTATGGACAAGATGATAAAATAAGATGGCAAATTTTACAAGGAATTTTACTGCGGGCAGAATGAATAAGGTCGTTGATGAACGCCTTGTTCCTGATGGTGAATACATCGATGCTATGAACATTCGTATGGGTTCTACAGAGAACTCAGAGATTGGTGTAATAGAGAACACAAAGGGGAATGTTCCTCTTACTGAACTCACATACATTGACGGAACTCCACTCAGCACTCAAGCGTTATGTATAGGGGCCATTGCTGATACCGCAGAAGATACTTTGTATTGGTTTGTTCACGACCCTGCTTTTACCACGGTAACTACAGGAAAGCTTGACTTAATTGTATCATACAATATATCAACAAACATATTGACCTATCACATCGTTAGCGTTAATGATGGGTTTGATACAATCACTACCTTGAATTTTAATCCTCAGTATTTAATTACAGGTGTAAACAAGGTTGGAGATTTGTTATTCTTCACAGACAATTACAATGCTCCAAGATTTATAGATGTACGAAAAAACTATCCTAATCCTGTAGCAGGCTATGACAATGCGGGGAATCCTGAACTTTTGAGAGAGGGTATTCTTGTAATTAAAAAACCACCTACTGAATCTCCAAGTGTTCAACTTATTACTCAAGGTGACCAAAACAATTACCTTGAGGAAAGATTCATTTGTTTTGCCTATCGATACAAGTATGCCAATGGAGAGTATTCAGCTACATCTCAATGGACCGCAATAGCATTCACTCCAAATACATTCTCATTTAGCCCTAATAGTTATTTGAATGAGGGTATGACCAATGCGTTTAACGCAGCAATTATTACATACGATACAGGAGGACCTCTTGTAGTTGGTATTGATTTATTATTTAAGCAAGCTAACAATAATATTATCAAAGTAATTGAGAAGCTTGATAAAGTTCTTTTGGGTATTCCGGATAATGCAACTCAGTCATTTACTTTCAATAGCAGTAAGATTTTTACAGTGCTTTCTGAAGGTGAGATATTGAGATTATACGACAACGTACCTCGTTACGCGAAAGCTCAAACAATTATGGGTAACCGTTTGATGTATGGAAACTACATTGAGGGTTACGACTTGATTGATAAGTTTGCCAATCCTACAAGATTGGAATATGAAACTCAACTTGTTTCTGAAGAAATAGGATTTGAGAGTTTAACAACTGAAACGTGGAATGGAGTTCCCTACACCATAAATAGCGGAGCACCGATTACTATAGTTAATTGCGCTTTAAGAATTAATTTATCCGGAGTATCTCTATCAGCAGGCTCTTCGCTAAGTGTTGATTTTACATTTGAAGGAACGGGGTCTTGGGGATTTATATCGTATTCACCTGACCAACCACCAACATCAATTAATTTTTCATTTACTCTTGCCATTGATTATCCATCTGTTTATGCAATGGTATCAAGTCCTGAGTTTCAGAATGCTATAGGTACTGCATTTAATATTCTACCTGTTTACTCTCCAATACCGGGAGATTTAACATCTTGTAATGGTGGGACTCTTACAGATTCGTTTAATTGTTCTGTACAAGATATTGTTGTAAATAATACAACTCTTGTAGATTACGAAAAATATGAAAGTGGTATCACAGGCCCAAATGAACCTATTGCTCTACTTGAAGTGTCACCGGGAAATGACTACTTTAGTATTCAGTTGGTTGCTATGAGATATGTGGATGACCCATTAGCTATAACTGATAGTGCTTATGCTTATTTTAGAATTACAGAACACGAAGCGTATTTTCAAAGAGTAGCATCTCCAAGAAGCTTGCATAGCAATAGAGATTATGAGATTGGTATCGTATATATGGATGAGTTTAATAGGGCCACAACCGCATTGGTAAGCCCCAATAACACTGAGCACGTACCTTGTAGATTTTCAATTAATAAAAATTCAATTAGAGTAACTATACCAACTTCTCAAAGAGCTCCGGCTTGGGCCAAACGATTTAAGTTTGTTTGCAAGGCTGATGCTGAGAATTACGAGACAATATATACAAGTATTTTCTTTACTCAAGCAGGCACAAGCGACGTGTTTTTCTTGCTTGAAGGGGAGAATATGCGTAAGGTTGAGATTGGGGATAGATACATTGTAAAGAGAGATACAGGAGGCCCTCTGTTGGGTTGTGCATACGCAACAGTTCTTGACAAAGGGTCTAAGAGTTCCGGGTTTATTACAACCACATCAGGAGCAACTCCTCCTGCAGGTGTTTATATGAAGATGAAACCTGACGAGTTTCAAGCAGAGCAACCGTTAAATGCAGTAATAAATCCCGGGTCAATTACTACCAATGAAAATAATGGTGGTGATTATCCTATTCAATTTTATCCAATGAATATCTTTGACGGGTCTTCTTGGGTAGACTATACGGTGCCTGCAGGAAGTATCATTGCTATGTCTTTTAAGTTTCAAAGATTGGGAGCAGCAGACGGAAACAATAAGTGCGAAAGAAGAATTTACACATTAAACGTGACGCTTACCTCATCTGCTAATTATGATAATATGTATGATTGGTGGGTTGGAGATAATGTGCAGTCAGTATTGAATAGCGGAACACAAGAAGTAGGTGGCGGAGAATGCCCTATCAACAATGTGTTCCAAACAGGATTTGGAACTCCGTCTACAAGCACGTGTACTAACTACTTTAGATTTGATAGAGACACAACAACAAATCAGTTATGGCTTAAAATAAGCGGAACACAAAGGTGTCCCGGTGCTACAGGAAAAGAAAGAAGACGCTCATCAATTACAACAAAAATTACAGTGTTTCGTGCAGACGCTCTAATGGTGTTTGAAACGTTCCCTACAGACACACTTCCTGATGTGTTTTTTGAGAATGACTTGTCATTCCCTATTGACTCAGAAGGAAACCACTTATCAAATGGAGGGGTTGGTGATATAAGTCAAGATATTGCAACCGGAATTGCAGGAGAATTTCAAACAGGATTCTTCAACTGTTTTGCTTTTGGTAATGCAGTTGAGAGTTACAAGATTAGAGACTCTTTAATTGGAAGAACATTCAACTTAGGAGAAAGAGTTACTACCGTTGCTGCTCAAGACTACAAAGAAGCAAGAAGATTTGCTGACATCACCTATAGTGGAGTGTACAATCAAGAGACCAACGTAAACAAACTCAATGAGTTTAATATGGGTCTTTTGAATTTCAAAAACTTAGAGACCTCATTCGGTGACGTACAGATATTAGATGGTAGAGAGACTGACGTTCTTGTATTACAAGAAGATAAAGTATCATACGTATTAGCAGGGAAGAACTTGTTGTCAGATGCCGCTGCAGGAGGTGTAATCACATCAGTACCTGAGGTTTTAGGAACTCAGATTGCCCGTGTAGAGAAGTATGGAATCAGCTTTAATCCTGAGAGCTATGTTCAGTGGGGTTATGACAGATTCTTCACTGACGTTAAGCGTGGTGCAGTTATCCAAATGAAAGGAGACTCAATGTCTCAAGACCAATTAGCGGTGATTTCAGAAGCCAATATGCGTACTTGGTTTAGAGATGAGTTTATCAACTCTTTCAATACTCAGAAGCTTGGAGGATACGACCCGTATATGAACGAGTATGTATTGTCAACAAACGACAAAGAACTTCCCGGAAATCCTCAATGCTTAGCTTGTGGTGTATCTCAAACATTTAATATTTTTACAGAGAAAGCTGAACAAATTGCAAACTACTGCGTTGATTTAGGTGCAGTAGTTGGTCTTACAACAATATCTTGGACAATATCAACTATTGCTCCGGGTGCTGAATTTTCAGTTGAGGCAGTCTACAATGGAACCACTTATAGTTCAGGGATTACAACAGTAAACGGAACCCTTGACTTCAATAAAGATTCTATTATAGAAACAACAGTTGCTATTAGTATCATTGCAACAGGAAGTGTTACATTGACCCTTACTGTAGATTGCCCGTTACAACAAGAACTTAATCTTGTTGAGGTTGTGATTACAAGTAATGATGATGCGACCAAAACAATACACGCTGAGTACAGATATATTGACGGGGTATTTGTTGGTCCATTGCAATCAAACAGTGTTCTTTTTCAAACAGGAACAGACCCTGTTGTTTCAAGATATAATTCTATTTTAGGCCCCGTTGGTACAGGAGCTTTCCCTACTGAGGGAAGCACACTTGTTATTCAAACGAACAAGATACCACCTGATACATTTAACTTTGACCCTCTTGGTAACAAGTTCAAGTATTTAAGAACTAATATCAATTATCCTAATGACCCTGTTAATATAGCTGCGCTATTAGCTGCAAGTTCTCTTGCGACACCAATAACAGGCGGACCTAATATTTATCAAACAAACTTTATAGTACCTCCATCAATCGATGGTAACTATTTGTATTTGATTTGGGACTTGAGAAACTCGGGAATATCAAATCTTTGCTATATCCCGTCCCCCGCAAACTCAGAACAGTTACAGGCATTGTGCTGCGATTGCGGCCCTTGTACTGACGCTTGCATTAGCTTGAGTATTGTGAATCTTGACGAAAGCAATCCTGCAGACATTTATTTCCCAATGGGGTTATGTGGAGAATCAACTCCTGTAACTATTACGTTTGGCCCCGGTGAAAACGGAAATGTTTGCGTGAACAATCAAGAGTATTATGTTACATCAGGCGACGTAACGATTGAGCTTGTCTCTTGCGGATGCACGCCTTGTACAGAAGATTGTAAAGAGTATGTAGTATGGGCTAATAATGGTAACGCAACAGTTATATTTGAAAGTTGTGAGGGGAGTATATTGACACTACCTGTTGCCGATGGCACTGCAGGAAGATTCTGCGTGGCTATCGATTCTGCTCTTACCGCATTGTCAGGTGACCCTCAAGTATATTTGACTAATCCTTGTGGGTGTTGTCCTGATAGTGACTGTATTGCTTGGGAGGTTTTCAATAGTGCAACAGGTCCATTATCTTTTGATATGAGAGGTTGTGATGACGTTGTTTACACCTATACAGTACAAGGTCTTGAAACAATTCAATTCTGTGGATTAGTAGGCTCAGCCCCTGTGAATCCTAATCTGAAACTTGAGTTTACAGTAATAAGCTCTTGTGGTTGTACTGCGCCATATCCTTGTTTTATTCTTCCTCAAACAAGAGCAAGAGTAATAAGTGATGCGACTATTGTATCACCCGCAGGTGGCGTAGGCGACTTCCCTGTTGTATTCCAATTAAGTGATTGGGGTAATAACGGAGGCTCAAACTATCCATTGAGAGTTGGCAATACTGACTACTCAGCAAGTAAGGCTGATGAGCTTGTAACGGGTACGTTCTACAGAATAGAGATTACATTTAGTGAGGCTATAACAATACCGGGAGCTCAAGTAGGAGTTACATTCGGGTCAACTACTGCAGGATACAATGCTGCTCCTGTTTACTTTATTGACGGAACAATAACTACTATGCAAACGTTGTATTTGGAGTGGAATCCAAATGCTTTACCTACACCTCCTGCAAGTGCCGGAATTTGGTTGAGTATTTTTTATGCAAATGGTCTTTATGCAGGAAACAACGGAACAGTTACGGTGAACATATACAAAGGAAATTGCGAACCACCATCATAATAATATATGCCAACATTATCACAACCATACTTCTTAGACGGAACGTCGCTGCTTGACTCGACGTCCGTCTATATGAACTCGGGATTATCTATAATTGCCGCTGATGGATTCTACTCAGACGGATTCAACATACGTGAATTGGTCGGAGGAATATTGTTGCCATCGCAACCGTGCCCTGCTTGTGGGGTTTTATGCGGAGGTGCAATTAGCGGCTCAGGTGCTCAAGGAGAATATATTCTTGAGATTGATACAGGAAACCTTCCAACTGCAGTAGGGGCGATTATCATAACGTTCAATCCTTTTGGCGTACCTGATGCTATAATTGCTGAGTTAGATGGTATTTTTTACAATGAAGTTAGCTCTCCTAACTTTGGATACCTTGCAGGAACACCGAATCTTCCGACATTTATCGGGGCAACGAGTTCTGATTGCGGAATATCAGGAAGCACTTACACATTAAATGTTAGAGAATGGGATGGAACTGCTTTTGTTCCAACAGGAACGACAGATACAATTACTGTGGCTCCCGGTCAGATGCAATTAACCGCATCAGCTCCGGGTGCGTGTGTGATGGTAGTTCCAAAAACAAACGCTACACCATCATTACTTACTGTAAAATGTTATGGAGTGTGTACAAGCACTGCATTTAATATCAACATACTATGTCCTGCAAAAATCAAAGGTATCAATAGCTCAGTTAGATTTACAGACCCTGACAATCCTGCGTTGTGTTCAGCCGGACTCACAAGCAAGCTATACCCTGTTCGAGTTACAGGAGTTTCTCCGTACATAGACTTGCACGATTGGATATTTGCTGACGAGTTTGCATCTTCAGTTGTAGCGGACGGGTTTTACAGAACAAATAATTTAGTAGCACCGAACGATACCATTGAGGTGCAGAATGGTGTTGTTGTTGCATTATTAGACAAGTGTCCATAATATGAACTATACTCTTACATACTCAGAACAGGCGAAAGGATGGGTGTCCTTTTACTCTTACTATCCTGATTGGATTATTGGAATGAATAATTTCCTTTACACGTTCAAGGGTGGTGATTTGTATAAGCACAACACAAACGCAAACAGAAATACTTTCTATCAGCAGTATTGGGATAAGGTTGGTACACCATCTGAATCATTCAAGCCAACAACTCTTCAGAGCGTATTCAATACTGTTCCTCTTGAGAATAAGTTGTTTAAGACCTTAAACTTGGAGGGTGATTCAACTTGGAGTGCCACTATGATTACCGATATACAGGTGTCAGGATTTATTAGTGCGGCTTGGTTTGAGAAGAAAGAGCAGTCATACTACGCATTTGTAAGAAACAATTCAATCGGTGAGTTGTCCTTGAGAAGCTTGAATGGTATTGGCCGAAGTGTAACTGTAGATTTCCCGGGGACAAACAATGCTCTGATTAACTTTAGCGTTAACCCGTTGGTTGATATTGGAAGCATTATCAGTGTCGGGGACTACGTATACTTTGGATACCCAACTCCTGTACTTGCCGGCCCTGTATTATCAATTACTGTAAACCTGCCTGCAGGCATAAATCAGATTGAGGTGAACAACAATATGTTGACTCCATTGACCACTCCAATACCAAGTAACACTGAGTATTTCTTATACATCAAGAACTCAGTTGCTGAGTCTCACGGGGTATTGGGTCACTACTGCGTATTCACTCTTGAGAATAGTCAAACGGATAAGATTGAGCTTTTTGCAGCAGAGACGGAAGTGATGAAAAGTTTCCCATAATTTTTATACCTTTGTAGGTGTATGGATTCAATCAATATACGCCACCTTAATGAAGATGATTACGACACCATTCTTGTTGGATGGTGGAGAGAGTGGGGATGGGACGCTCCTTCAAGGGATTTCCTTCCCAATAATGGCACCGGTGGCGCGATTGTATTTGATGGCGATACTCCAATCTGTGCGGGCTTTTTGTATATGACAAACTCAAAGGCATCGTGGATTGATTGGATTATCTCAAGCAAGACATACACTGAGAGAGAGAGGAGAAAGTATGCCATTCATTTATTGATTGAGCAGTTGACAGTTCTCAGCAAAGACTTAGGTAATAAGTACGCATACGCTTTAATTAAACACCAAAATCTAATCAAGACGTATGAAGAGCTCGGATATATAAAGGGTGATTCATACCAAAGTGAGATGATTAAAATTCTATAAACTATGGCAATAGCAACATCAACCGCATTAGCAATAGGTGGTCTTGCAGTTTCAGCAGGAGGGGCTACCGCGTCATTTATTCAAGCCGGTAAGCAAAGAAAGTTAAAAGAGCAAGCTCAGGCTGATGCTGAGAAGGCAATGGCAGAAGCTCGTAAAAAACTTGAGGTAAACTACTACGACCAATTAGCGGTTCAAAAGGAACCATACGAATTGCAACGTGAGGCATTACTATCTCAAGGGGCATTGGCGGTTCAAGCCGGTGTTGAAGGAGATAGAGGTGCTGCTGCTACTGCAGGTCGTGTACAGATGGCTATGAACGAAGCGCAAGCAGGTATCAGAACCGCACAGGGTAAAGAGATGTCTGACCTTGCTAAGCTTAGTGCTACTGAGGATTCTCGTCTTAGAGACGTTGGTGTTCAGTTAGACTTAGCCGAGGTTGAGGGAGCACAACAAGCACAGGCTGATGCAGAGCAAGCTCGTGCAGCGGCAATCCAACAAGGTATGGCCGGGGTTCAAAGCGTGGCTCAACAAGGTATTGCTATGGCTCCGTTGTATGGTCAAAATTTAGGAGCTCAGAAATCTGCAGTTCAACAATCTATTGTAAATCAAGACTTAGAAGGGTTAAGCAGTAAGATGTATAATAACCAACAATTAGGTCAGATTGATTTTAATGCAATGTCAAACTCTGAATTTAGAGATTTTAAAAATTGGTTAGGTCCTGAGCAAAGACAGACATTGTTTCAGAGTAAGTCTTATTTAGATAACTATAATCCTTTTCAACCATACTAATAGATGGCAACTTATTACAAACGCGTAGAACGGGAAGCGGACAGTCAAGTAAATTGGGCTGAGATTGGCAAGAGTATGTCCGATATGCTCGCGAATGAGAATAAAGTTCGTGAGGAGAAAAAGGCAGCCATTGATAAAGCATCGAGAGATTATGCTGAGGTATTAGCAAATTCACCACAAGGTGAGCACGTAGGTGCAAGACAACAAGCGTTGGACTTTGCAAACAATGCTTCTCAGTATATGCTGATGCAGGACAAGCTTTTAAAATCGGGTCAGTTAAAGCTAAAGGATTATACAGTAACTCGACAAAACCTTGTTGACGATACAGATAGAGCGTTTAAAATGAATGCTGAATATCAAAAAGTGTTTGCTGAGAAAATGGAGCGTTCACGCACAGACAAGAGTGCGTTGTATGAGCTTGAAGCTATGGAGAGAATCGAAGGATTCGGAAACTTCAGTCAATCAGGTATGTACATTGACCCGACAACAGGAAAGGTGTCTGTTGCTATGAGAGAAAAGCAAATTATAGATGGTAAAGAAGTCTATACTATGCCTGAGAATCCCGAGAAAAGAACAACCATCGACACGTTGAATGGTTTGCTTCTTGGTAAATGGGATAAGTATAGAGTTAATGAGGCGACAACTGAATTTGCAGCATCAATCGGAGAGAATATCCAAACGCTTAGAACAGTTGGTTCACGAACTAAAGCAGGTCAGATACTCACTGTAACCGACGTATTAAGCCAAGCAAGACAAGAGGTAGATATAAACGCTGAGATAGCCTCTAAGCAGGCTCAAATAAAAGCTCTTGAAGGAAAGACGGATAAGAAAAGTATAGCGGCTAAGGCTAAGTTAGAAGGTGAGATTAAATCAGCTCAAGATGAGTTGGTATCATCCAAGGCGGTGTTTGATTTTGTGAAGTTTGAAACTGATGGAATCAACTCAATGCTTGCTAACGACTTCAATCGCATATCTGTTCTTACAGACAACAAGAAAACTGCGTCTAATGGTAAGCTATATCGATTCACAAGAAATGCTCAAGACGCTGAAGACAATCCTGAGGCTATCTTAATGGTCCCTGACCCCGCTTCAGGAATGGAGAAGCCTCAGTTTAGCGAAGCGCAAATGAACGATTCAACTGAGTTTATGCGAACCAACCTACGTGGTAAGTATGACTACAAAGAAACGTCTCAAATGGTTAGTGATTACCAAGCACCACAACAAAGACAAGAGTGGGAAAAAAGATATGGTGATGAACAACAACAAAGACAGACATTGATTAATGCTTGGAAAGATTTGCGTTCAGGAAATCTTCAGCAGAAAAAAGCGGCTCTTGAGTATTTGAACGGAAGTCCCTACTTGAAGCAACAAGGATTAGGTAATTTGAAATACACTAACGACGGTAACTCTATTACATTTGACTATGTAAACCCACAAACAGGAGCGGTCATAAATTCAGTTACAAAAGATTTAGTAGTTGCGGGACAAGCATTGTCGGGGGCCGATTGGTTAAATTCAGGTTCAGAAGCTTTCGGAAATTTAACGGAGCAAGAAAGAAAAAAACATAGTGGAGGTGATTATCAGTTCTCAGAAGGTCAGCAAGAACTTGCTTCAAGCAGACAGTTTACACCACAAGCACCTGCTCCTGCAGATGTTGATGTGTCCGCGCAAGTTAAAAACGCATTTTCAAATGTAGACGCTCAACTTTTTGATGACGAACAAAATGAAGTTACGCAAGAACTTCAAGCTGTTTTTTCGCCTTATGGAATTAAAGTTACTCCATCAGGAACTGCCGGTGATTATATTACTATAACAATACCGGGGGTGGCAACTAAACAGTTTCCGGTGGACGCAACATTTGAAGGTGGGGCGGTTGAATATAAGACCAATATAGAAAATTGGTTGAACGAGACTTTGAATAAAGAAAATTCAAAAACACTTCAAGGTGTTGGTGCAAATTGGTAATAAGAATAGTAGTACATTTGGGATATGAATGAAGAAGCAATCAGAGATGCCTATAACTTGTTTGTAAGCACAGGTTACAAAAAGTCTTATGAAGAGTTCAAGCAACTAATAAACTCGAATCCTGACGCATTGCAAGATGCTTATGGATTATTTGTAAATACAGGTTACAAAAAAGACATCAACGCTTTTAAAACATTGATGGGTGTTGGCGGAGCTATGCCTGTTCAACCACAGGAGGAATTAAAAAAAAAAGAGGAGCCGGGAGTTATGGAACAAGTACAGGGCGTTATGTCAGGTACTATGGTATCACCTTCGGACGCTTCTTCTTCGGCTTCGCGGTCTCTTCCTCTTCCAACCGCTGAGGACTTACGCAATATAAAGATTGAAGCCCCTGCTGAGACCACTCAAGTGGCTTTGGGCATTCCAAAAGAAAAAGATTTTTTTGCTACTCAGAAAAAGTTAGCAGAAGAACAAGAGAATGCGCCTGAGTTTTTTAAATCGTCACTCAATACAATCACGGGAGATTTTATAGATAGAACTGAAGAGGCAGTTGTTCCTCAAATGAACTATCAGTTTGGCCCGATGGGGTTCAAATTTGAAGAGTCGGGAATGACAGGTGATTGGATGGTTGCTACTGCCCCTAATGGTCAGACAAAAGAGTTCTCTTTAGACCCCGCATTTGGTATAGGGGCCGAGTCTACTGCTGAAGAACTTAGAAATTGGATAAAAGAAAATACTCAGATGAGTGGATTGGCAAAATTAGAAAGCCAATACAAAGACGCAAATAGAAAGTATCAGAGTCAAGAAGAAATTGATTCAGAGTATGCCAAGCTAAATGAGTCCGCTGAGAAATTTAAAAATGAAACGGGTGTTTTCTTAAAGGAAAAAACATACATAGAGGAAAGATTGAAAGCTTTAAACTCTATGAGAGTTGAGGAAAGAAACAAGCCTGAAAATGTAGATGAGTACAACACTCTTTTACAGATGAAAAGAAATCTTAAAAACACATATCAAGAACTTCTTAATCAAGAGGAGCAACTAAAGACTAACGCTACGTTGTTAGACAATTCAGTTGGTAAATACTCATTGATGAAGGCTGAGCAAGGTGAGTGGTCGACAGGTATTTGGAACGCTATAACAGAAGGTATTGGCTCGATGTCTGCCGGTACAGTTAACTTGTTTATCGATGCCGCTTTTAGCAAATATACCGGTGGCGTGAGTATGGATGAGATGGCTCAAAATGTTCAGACCGGAAACTCTACAGGAAATGCAATAGAAGACGCTAAGACAAGCTTGGCAGTTTCAAACGCTTTGAGAGTAAATGAGCAGAAAGGGACTCAACTTATACCAATGCCACAAGCGGGTCAGTCATACCAAGAATGGTATAATAGTTTGACTGATTATCAAAGAGAATTGATTGTTGACAAGTCAAACGATGACATTAAAAAAGACTTGAAGATAAACTTACTTCCCGCAATTAGACAAGGGTCTCGTATTGTTTATGGTAATGATGATACAAGTGTAGAGTGGAGCAGAACAAAAGAAGAAGGTTTTTGGGGAGGAGCTATATTGGGAGTGGCAAAGTCACTGCCTGCTATGGTAGGTAGCAGTTCTGTTGTAGGATGGGCTCAAAGAACCGCTCAAATGTATGGGCAAACATCTGATGCAGTATATGAGGAGATGTCTAAGAACCCTGAGTTTGACAACATCTCTGAAAGTGAAAAGCTTGCAGTAGTTGCCCCAATCGGTATTGCTTCAGCGGCACTTGAATCATTAGGTCTTAGAAACATCATATCCAACAAAGGTTTAATGAACAGAATTGTTCTTGGTGCTATGGGTAAAGCGGGTTCTACTACTACCGCAAAGACTTTTGGTGAGCTTGTAAAGAATGAGATTGAGTCAATGGGTGGTAGAGCTGCGTTGACATTGGTTGGAGCAGGTCTTGCTGAAGCTGAGACAGGGGCGGCTCAACAGATAGTTGAATACGCAGTGAAGGATATTTACAATATGGCAAAAGAGAAGGAGATGTTTCAGACTCCTGATTTTATGTCGGCAGAATACATTAAAGACATTGCAAAAGCCGGTGCTCAAGAAGCAGTCGGTGGTTTTGTATTAGGTGTTCCCGGAGCTATAGGCGCAGCTTATACTCAAAAGGGATACAAGTCTATGAGTAACGCTCAGTTTGAAGCTTTCGAGGCTATTGCAAATGATGAGAAGGTTCAAGAAGCTTATATCATAAAACTGAAGGAGCAAGTATCTACAGGTGTTGTAACTGCAAAAGAAGCCAAGCAAAAGCTTAACGACTACAGAAATTCAGTTGGTCTATATAGGAGTATTCCTGAACCTGAAGGATTGAGTATAGAGGGCAAAAAGGAAGCTATGAATCTCTTGAAAGAAAAGAGAGATTTGAAGGAGCAAATAAAAGATAAGGATGATGCGTTGACCAAGAAGCAGAGAGCTCGTATCGAAGCAATCGACAGTGAGTTGGAGGCTCTTACCAATCAGCCTGAAGTTGCTCCCGAAGGTGCGCCATCAACAGGACCAATAGGAAATAAGATACAGGTTCTTACTGAGGAAGAAGAAAAGAGAAAGACTTCCCTTGAACAAGCTATTGAGCAGTCTATTTCTACTACCCCCGAAGGTGTAGACCCGTTAGCGGTGATGATTAACGATGAGCTTATACCATTTCAAGAAGCACAGACTGAATTGGATGCGTTAAACGAAAAGGTGAACGAAGCTATTGCTAACGCACAAAGACAACAACAAGCAGAGGGTCCATCTGTATTGGCTACACCTGAGGCTACCACGTCAGCATTAGAATCACTTCCTGCAGGAGAGAGGACTACCATAACCTTTACTCAAGAAGATGGCACAGAGACGCCTGTAATGGGTAATGAGAATATGCTCTCTAATCTATACCATCAAGTACAGATGGTTCCTGAAGAAAACAGAACAGATTGGCAACAGAGTGTTCTTGACGCAGTAACCGTGTCTTTGAAGACACAAATCGACCAAGAGGCAGAGACAAGAACTCTTGAGGAGATGGTAGCTGAGGAAGAGAAAGGAGATTGGATTGACAATCTCAACGACAATGAATACTACAGTTTTGAGGCAACCAATTTGGAAGACGTTCCTGAGCAGTTCAGAGATAACGTCCGTGAATATGAGCCAATCACCGCAACTGTTAGAAAGAAGATATTAGGCTTGCCTATTGGTAAGAAGAAAACAGTAGAGTTAGAGGGAAGAGCTTACACATACACAGTGTCAGGAAGGGAGATAAAAGAGAACAAAGAAGCTTTCTTACCCAAGGAGACTAATATGTTTGGAAGTTTCTCAATGGCTGACTTCAAAGCAGATATTGTTCCGTCTTACAATCGTGTAGTTAGCACGTTGATTACTCCGGCAACTGTCCGCGCATTTAGCCCTGTCACTAAGAAGATAAAGGAAATGTCTTTGAAGTATGACAAGTTGGTTAAATCGTATGCTAAAAACAAAAGCAAGGATGCCCTCGCTCAGATAAAAGAGTTGGAGAATAAAATTCTTAATGAAGCTCAGCAAGAAATTGTCAACGCAGTATCAAAAATAAAAGGCGTTAGTGTTAGATTTTCTACTCCTAAAACAGGGTTATGGGACGGTATGTTTGAGCCATCATTTAATATGACTCTTAGTATATCGAAAGATGCAGATACAAACTCTGTAAGTGAAATGCTATTTGACTTTGCTGAAAAGTATTCTCAAGATGCGTTTATATTAGAGATGGCGTCTGAGCAGGAGCAGGATATTAGAGAGGGAAAAATTCCATTCCCACTTACTGTGTTCAATGAAGCTGATAAGACAACCACTTATCCTCAGATTTCATATAAATTTGCAACTCCACTAACTGATGAGCAAGTTGCAGAAATTAGCAACAAGCTACAACAAAATGGTGTAGATGCGTTTAGCATTAACAATGAGGAAGTAACAATATCAGTTCTTTCATATCCTGAAGGAAAACTGTCACAAGAAGAAGAGCAACAAGCAAAAAAAGAAGATTATGAATCAAAACTCAAAGGAGCAAAAAGCGCAATCGATGACGTACTCGGAGGCGTTGGAAATGGCAAACTCGATATTCGGATTAAAAAATCAAAATACATTGGGCACACCAACCCCAAGTCAGAACAGACAAGAGAATACGACAGAAGTGACGTTCTTGAAACGTTCAAACAAGGGATAGCGGAGGCTGAAAAGTTCGGATTAGAACTTGGAAAGCTTCGTGAAAAACAAATTGAGCTTGAGAAAAGAGGAGAGAAACTTTCCCCTGAAGAACAAGCAAGATTTGAAGCGTTATCAAAGATTGTAATAAGGTCTCTTGAAGATACATTCGAGTCAAAGAAAAGTGCTTACGAACAATCTAAAACAGAGGTTGAAGATATAGCACGAAATGCCATTAAAGGATTGAAAGGGTTTATATCTACATTCCCTATCAAAAGACCTGCACGTGCTTCAATTAAAACTCTACGTTGGTACGGGTCTTTCTCTGAAAGATTAGGTGATGGTGCTCGTGTAAACATTATTGTTGAGTCTGAAGAAGATGCAAACAAAGTATTTGAGTCTATCAATAATCAATTCCCTGTTGCTGAAGAAGATTTAGGAAATCTTAGACGTATCAATGAGCCAACAGATTTAGGTTATCCAAAAAGACTTATTGAAATCAGAACTCCCAATGGTGAGATTGCTGAAATGCAAGTAATGACTATTGAGGGATACTTAGCTAAGGATGGTGTAGAGTCTTTCACGGGAGATAAAGGTGGTGTAAGCAAAGAAGAGAGTCAAAACAAAGCCAAGGAGAGATTGCAACAGGTTCAATCAAGACTTGGTTGGGCTATACCTGATAATCTTGGCCACTATTTCTACGAGATTCAAAGAGATTTCAATGTTGACGAAGCTCTTCGTAATAAGGCTAAGGAATTAAGCTTGAAGTATTACGATGCTTTCTTAAATCCAAATTCAAAACTTACTGAATCCTTTATGGATGAGGTAATGCAATTCAAACAAGAGGTTGACTCTGCTGATAAATCAACTTGGGACAATGGTAATGAAGGTAAGGCTCCTAAAACATTGACGAATTATTTAGAGTCAAGAGGAATTGTTGAGGAAACTAAAAAGGAGCAGAAAGAGAAGGAGGTAAAGCAAACTGCAAGCTTGTCTGAAGTTGCGATGCAATTAGCAGAGGGTGATTTAGAAAATGCCAATAAGCTTATTGCTCGTTTGAACAAAGCATTTCCAAATGCAAAGGTTTACTTAGAGAAGGAAATGTTTGACAATGTAATGGCTTCTGAAAAGGTTAGAAAGTTTGTCAAAAATGGTATGGTCATCTATGGTGTTACTGTTGATGGTGACATCTATATCAACCCTGAAGTTCACAACTCTACATCAGAATTATTCAACACATCTATCCACGAGTTTGGACACCTTTGGTCTAACTTTTTGCAGACTACTACACGTGGTAAGGAGCTATACGCTAAAGGTGTGTCTCTCATTGAGCAGGCTATAAAGACTGATAGCAAAATCAAGGCTTTGTATGCTGAGCAATTAAGAAAGCTCAATGGTGATAAGAAGAGAGCTCTGAACGAGATGGTGTCCATTCTTATTGGTGATAAAGGAGCTGAGATTACTGAGAAATCATTGAAGCAAAGATTCACTAATTGGTTAAACGCAGTCTTTACGTTTATCAAGAGTGAGTTCAAGTTATCAAGAGAGCTTACTTCTGAGCAGATTCAGGATATGACTCTTGAACAATTCATTGGTACTGCATTAGCTGATATTTTTAGCGGTGAGCCATTGGCACCAAACGGTACCACGATGAACAATCCTGATGTTGCGTTTAGCGCAAGACAAACTCCTGAGAGTATCATCAAAATGGGCCGAGCAAACGGGTTCTCTGAAGAGTCAATTAGAAAAGTGTTAGAAGGAAGAGGTCTTACCACCGAGCAGATAGATGCAGCAATGGCTGAAGAGCAAGGTGCTTCTAATCGTGTGACTATCTCTGAGGAAATCGCAGCCGGATTTGATAGAGTCTTGGGAGAAGTTGATAAAATCATTGCTAAGATGGAGGAAAGAGGAGCTTCAAAGAAACGTAAGGTTGAAGGTGTTATCAACTACGTAATGAAGTCTCTTGTTTACGAGAAAGCCACAGACGTGCAGCGTGAGAAAATGATTAGAGAGGTTAGAAAGAAGTTAGGATTAAGTCAGAGGTCTGCGCCCGCTCTTGAGAGAGAGATATTTATGGGTGAGGGTCGTATTATACTTGGCGAAATAGCCGATGTAAATAGGATTACAATGACTGAGAAGGAGCTTCTCAAGAAACAAATCAGAGACCTTGCGCGTGGTGCAAAGACCGCTAAGATAGCTTGGGTTAAAGTCAGCAAGCAGCTCTCAAAAGAAATCAAGGAGTTGGTATTGGCAGGTAAGCTAACCAACAGACAGGTGGCAAGTATCATCAGAAGATTTGCTGATGTGAATATGTTCAATCAAGATTCGATTGACAAGTTTGTTGACTATATGACCAATGTGTTTGAGGATTCAAACTATGACAAGAAAATTGATGACGCTCGCAGAAAGTTAAAGACTGCAAGAACTAATGTTAGAACAAAGATTGGCGTAGCTGAAGCTGCCGCCCCGATACTGACTCGCTTGTTCTCTATTAATCCGAACCTTATCCCTGACTCAGTGCTTGATAAATATCTTTCATTGGTTAATATGTTCGGAGCCAAAGGTGCGGTACTTACGCTTATTGAGGTGAGTGATGTAGTGAATACCACCAATGAGATACTTGATGCGGTTAATGAAGAAGTATCGTTGGCTGAGGAATTGGCTATTCGATTTGAAGAGTACGAAGACAAGGTTATTAATGATAAAGGCAAGTTAGATTATGCGAAGACTGTAGCTCAGATGGTGAAAGAGGGAGTGATTAGCGAGGATGAGTCTAAGATTATGAGCAAGTACAAGAAAATTATCTTGCCTAAGGTTCAACAGGAACCAATGACAGAGGCTCAGATTCAAGCTGAGAAAACACGCATCATCAATGGCATACAAGGGTTGACTGTAAATGCAAATGACCTTCCATCAAGATATGAAAGAGATACTGCTAACAGACTGAAGAAGCTTTTGAATCCAAGCTTGCTCAACAAGATGACCATATCTCAGTTGAACAACGTGGCCAAGTTGATTGACAATATCAACAATGGGTATTTCCCTCACTATGCTCAGTTGACATTGGAGAAATTGAACGACTTGCAGGATGCTGAGAATTTGGTAAAAGGAATCAAAAGTGGAGAGCCATTGAAGTTCTCTAAATTGTATGCAAGATTCAAGTCAATTTTCACAGGTAAAGATGCTACGCTCGAGATGGTTCGTCGCAGTCCATTGTATTTCATTGACCAACTATTTGGTGATTTCAAAACCAAGACAATCTTCAGCTCTGTATTTGAGAGATTAGCTGAAGGTCACGCTGCGTTTGAGTCAGCAATGGGTAGGGTGAATAAGAAGTTGGATGAGGCACACGATGCGGTAGCTAAGTCTCATAAATACAAGATAAACGAAACATTGGAAGCTTCATTTAGAATGATGACTTACCTTGTTCAGCTTGAGTATGACACCAACCCTGAAAGCAAACAGGTAAACTCAGCCGCTGACTACATCAGAGCTACGGTTAAACACATTAGAAGAGGTAAGTCCAAGTACAAAGAGCGTGATGCTCAAATGCTTGAGAATATCTTGGATAAATATGGTGTTGTTGTTGCGGTTTTAGACAACGGAAAAGAGGTTATTGAGATTGACAAGAATGCTTTGTTCAATGACTTCAATAGCGCAGAGAAAAAAGCCATTGCAACTATCCGTGAAGTGAACGATGGTATGAGAGATATGGCAATGTACACTGCAGCGGTTATCAGAGGTGAGAGAATTGAAGCGTTGAACAATTATGTTCACCTTCCTGTAATGCACGATTACAATCCTGATGAGAGAGCTACAGGAACACAGTCTGCTGATGAGTATAACAATTCAATCAGACCATCCACAAAAGCACAATCATTGATTGCAAGAACAGGTAAGGTTTCTCCAATAAACTTTGACGCCTTCGCATCCGCACAGAGAGGGGCCAAATTTGTACTATTGGACTTCACTATGACTGAAGCTATACGCACGTCGAGAAAGACGCTTAATGAGGCTGAAAGAATGATGGAGGAACAGGGTGATTTTTCAAAGCAAGACAGAGAGATATTGAACGCTATCAATGGAGCGTTTGAAGAGGTGGTTCAGAACGTATTGACAAACAACTTTATCACTAACTCATTTGCTGATGAGGTGATGAACTTCATATCCAAGCAAGGGTACCGAGTAATTCTCGCAAGCACAACAAGGTTTACTGCTGAATTGGCATCCAACATTGGATTCGTTATGGTCACAGACCCAAAAGCGTTTGCTGAAGGTGTGAAGTATCGTTCAATCATTATGTCTCCGCTATCAGTTAGCGTGATGGACAATGTAGGTAGTAAACAAACTACCCGTTTATTCCACGGTGACACACTTGGAGGAAGATTTGTTGATACATCTATTCTAAGACAGGCAAGTGGTGTTAAGTCAAACACTGCACAGAATCAGGTTACGAGTAACGCGAATATGATTTACAATTTCTCACTCAAGAAGTACAAGAATCTTGTTGAAGTTGTAGCTGATTCGTTAATCTCCACTCCCGATAAGGTGGTTATGCGCCCTATATGGTTTGGAACATTTGCTACTGAGTTCAAAAACCAAACAGGACAAGAGGTTGACTTCGATAAGATTGCGGCCAATGATGAAGCTTATATGTCACAACATAGAGACGCCATTGATGCGGCTCGCGACAAAGCTGATGAGAGGTCTGTACTTACAGGAGCTACCGACAATCCATTTATGGGAATCCTTAAAGGAACCAACAAGCCTAATCAAAGCGCATTCCTAAGAGGGTTCAACAACTTCAATAGCTTTATGACCCGCTTCGCCATCTACGAATACACCACTGCACGTCAGGGTATATATGCTGCGATGGGTAATGGAACCATTACTCGTAAGCAAGGTGTTGCTATGCTTGCGGGCGTGACTATTCGTATGACAACATACTCATTGTTGTCTACAATGTTGGCTAATGGATTGGTTAGCTTGGTTACAGATGACGAGGAGCCTGAAGATGAGAAGACATTTATGCAGAAGTTTGGACAAGCTCTCGCATCAACAGGTACCGGTCTTATACTTGGACGTGACTTTGGTAACTTAACCAAGGGTCTTATCAACTATGGTGTTGAGGAGATGAATGATGAGTTCTTGACAGGGTTGAGAGATGGAGAGTATGACCCATACGAAGATGCAATCTCTTTCACATTCATACCAAGAGCAAAGAAAAATCAAAAGGTAAACCTTACTGATTTCGTCACCAATATGGGCGGTTCATTTGGCCCTGCATTAAAGACATCTGACTTGATTGCTCGCAAGCTTTTTGAAGCACCGAAGAAAGAAGAAGAGGCTATTGAGAGAGGGAAGAATGAGACTCAGATTAGAATCCCGCTTGAGGTCTTAGGTAATTTAGGATATGTTCCACTTTACAAAGACATAAGAAAGGTTGTGATGAATGAGCTTTACAAAGAACTTGATAACGCTCCGAAAGAAGCTGCCAAGAAAAAGGCAAAAGAAAAAGCTAAACTCCACGGTTATGAGAACAAGACTGATTTAAAACGCTATGCTCCTGATTTATATGAGCAAGAGTTTGGAGCAGCATCTCCTGAGTACGAGGCTGAGCAAGCTGAGAAGAAGATTGAAAAGGAGAAAGAAATCTTGGAGAGAAAGATGAAAGACGACTTGTATGATTATGTTCCTAAGCAAGAAGTTAAGTCGGGATTTGGAAGCAAACCGTTTGGTGGAGGAATAACAAAAAAGAAAGGTGGTTTTGGTTCAGGAAATACATTCGGAAGTAAGGGATTCGGTAAATAAAAAAACGTGCGGTCAAATGAACCGCACGTATTTTAATCCTCTCTGTTTTTCGTAGTAGACCATAAGTTCATCGTCATCAAATGAACCTTCTCTTTTAGGACGACCACCTTGTCTGATTGTACCTGTTAACTTTTCGGGTCTGCCATAGATGATTCCATCTTCGCAGCACCATATCAATACAGGGTTTAAACGCTTGTCAATTAACTTGACTAATTTTCTTGCGGCTATTGGCAGTGGGTATGCGTCACGCATTGTTCTTATCCTACCCTTTACCTCAGCGTAGGCTATGACTTTTTTATCCTTGTCGAATATCTTAAAGTCAATATCGAGAGGGTCGAGCTTTTGATACGAACCGCCAAATGTTTTTACGAAAGTATCGATAGCTTTCTTCTCTCGTCTCAGGTCTTCTTCTGTTTCAAAAATCATCTTCTTCAATAGATTTCAATATACATCTTAATTCCATAATCAAGAACCTCACATCTCTGTCCACCTTGGTAAACTCTCTGTCCACTAAGTTCTCATAAGTCTCGGCCAAGAGCTTGTGGTATTCATTGATTCTTAACGATAGTCTTTCTGCCCTTTCGTTATCATTTGGCTTTTGCATCTGCTATTCTTTTTTCAGTCCATTAAACATTGTTCTTATTTTATTCTCGATGACTTCTTCCATACCTTCAACAGTGCGGTCATTCACCAAGTCGATTATAGATTCGATTCGTTTATATTGCTCGACACGTTGATGTAGTTTAAGATACTTTGCTTGCAGTTCATTTACCTTTTGCTCTAACTCTACATAGACTTTTTTGTAGTTGGATTCATCCATAAAAATTGAACCTTCATCTACGCATTTGAATACAACGTCTCTACATTTTTTGTACCTATCAAACAACAACTTGTCTTGTACAAAGATATGGTCAATATTCCTTAGGTAATGAATGATGGTTGCGTGGTCTTTCTTTAGGGTGAAACCTATCGATGCGTAAGAGAATCCTATGTCTCTGAGTATTTTTGAATATACTCTTCTCGCATCAACAAAGGCTCTCTTTCGCGTATTTACATCGATGTTTACACCGAACAAATGTTTGATTATTCTTTTGAGTTCTAATGCAACCTCTGTTAGATTCTCATTTGGAAATTCATTCTCCATAAAATACTTGTGTTTTAATTCCGTGTTCTCTTAGTTCTTTCATCCTATACTCTTGAAGTTTAGATGGCTTATTCCCGGGCTTCTTCACCTCTATGAATGTAATGTCTGCTCCCTTTGGTATAGCCAATAGGTCAGGGATTCCATTCTTGTTGGTGTTGATTAACTTGATGACATAAAAACCTTCAGCCTCAAGCTCCTTGATTTTCTTAGCCTGTATCTGTTGCTCCCTCATTAGTTGTTCTGTATTACTTGAGTCTGCTCCATCAATTCCTTTATGGACGTTTTGATTTTGGTTGTCTCGTAAACCAACTCGATAAGCTTCTCGATGTCTGATTGGTTTATACCAAATCTATTGGCCAAGAAATACTCGAAAGGAGCGCAAGATTCATCCAAGGTTATCTCTTCCAACTGCACCCCCAACTGCTTTTGAGGCAGTAGGAAGTGAGCGAAGATGATGTGATACTCCTGACCTTTCTTTATCCACTTGTTCTCAGGGATGGTGGTTGGACGATTCTTATCGTTGATGCAAATACACTTAATCATTTTTTCTTTCGATTATCCAAGTTACTATTTGAATTAGAAACCCTAACAGGGCTGCGGCTGCAATGAATAGCATAATGATTGATATTGCTTCTTTCATATTCCCTCCTTAATGAATGTACCATTGATAGTCTTTCCTCTTCTATTTTGAATCTCTTCATACGCACGCTTCAAGCATTCGTCGTAATCGTACCCAAGCTGAGCTGATAGTATAATGAGCACAACTTGAATGTCGCCAATGGCGTCAACTTGCTCAAATGGTTTGTTCTTTAAGATGGCACTTGCCAATTCGCCAACCTCTTCGGTTAACTTTAACGCTTGCTTTGTAGCGTTCTCGGGCTTCAACAACTCCCTGTCCTTAGCCCATTGTAAGATTAAGTCTTTCATTCTTCAGTAAATAGTTTTAATTGGTTCTCATCTATTTTCTCCTGTAACTCGTGAACGTCAGGAGCGTGCTCGCTTCCCTTGGCTCTTGCGATTTGTCGATGCGCTTCGAGGATAAGCTTCTTCATATAGATGGCGTGGTCTAATGACTCTTCGTATGCGTGCTGCATCCACTGAAGAGTATTAAGTTCGGCCTTATCTACACTGACGCCATACTTCTCGATGCCCATCTTCTCCCTTGCTCTAAGGTCAATCATAACCTGAGCATAGACTTGCTTTGGTCTACCCATTTTCTAATAGTTTTTTGAAGTGGTTTATTGTGTAATCTTTTTTCTTGGTCACTGCCTTATAGATGTCTGACTCAATACCACCCTTGGAGAATATCCAATACACGTTGTTCTCAAGTCTGTCCTTCGTAGTCATCCTGTCCTTGGCTTGCCAATAACTTGTAGCACTGAAGTCAATGTTGTAGAACACCAAGTATTCAGCCTTGCGTAAACTTATACCTTCACGTCCTGATACAATCTGAAGTGCAATGCTTTTGTCCGTGTCTTCAAAGACACCAAGCTCAGTGGTTAACTCATCACCAAACACTTGCTTGAGTGCAGACAACTCTTCCTTGAACTTATAGAAGATTCCAATCTTGCATCCCGCGAAATGCTCTTTGATAAACTCGGCCTTGCTCGTGTCAATCACCATTGAATTACCACTCTCGAACTTGATTGTGCCGGAGCACAACTGATGCACCTTCATCATTAGTTTCACAGGAGTGTCGGCCAAGATTGTTTCTTCCCGTCCCTCAATAACCAAGTCCTTCTGTAACTTCTTAATCAAGTTGTAGGTGGCGGGCTTCATCTCTACTTCAAGAACTTCCTCAGTGGTGATGGCGTTGAACCCTGCAGCCCGCTGCGTGTAGCTGATGGTATATGGTTCCATCTTCTCAAGGATAGTATCCTTGCCACGGGAGTAGTCATTGATGAACAATCCGTTAATCTTTTTCTGCTTTACGTCCACGTACTCATCACAGAATCTGTAGAAATTTGCAAAATGATTAAATGGATTTGGTGGTATTCCATACACTTGGTGATATATCTGAGAATAACTCTCAGGCGTTGGTGTTCCCGAAAGTAAGATAACCTTAGGCTTGTGCTTTTGAATTACCTGTTTTACTAACTGAGCTCTTGAACTCGGCTTTGGAAACGCGCCCATACTATGCGCCTCATCACAAATAATCACGTCCCATTTCCTGTCATTCATTACGTGGTGTAGACTCTCATAGTTTACAACAACTAACTCAAAGAAAGGTGACATCATTTTGTAGTCATCTTCGATTGAGCTGATAGCTTTCTTCTTGGTAACGAATAGCACATTCTTAGCGTCAGTCCGAGCACAGATTCCAAGACTCGTCAGCGTCTTACCTGTACGCACCTCCATCGCAAGATAAAGGAACCCGTGCTTGCTCAGAATCTTATACCCATCGTGGATGATTCTTGTCTGATAGTCACGAAACTGAACGCCTCCACTGACTGATACTTCTTTGACTTGTTTCATATCTTCTTCGTGTAGTTTTTTGTAATACTCCGCGCTTCTTACAATCCTGTCAATCGTTTCTTGGTCAGTCTTAAATTTTAGAACCTCACGCTCTACGTATTTCTTGCCAACCCTTTCCTTTATTGTAGTGGTTGCAAGCACCACCGACTTTAGCAATTCCATCTGCTCGTACATAGACTTGTTGCTATAGTACGGAGTGCGTGGGATGATGTCTAATACCTCAGTTTCTGATTGCATATACTACACTTGGTGTTAAATGAATACTCAGTTATCTCAGGGTATGGACAAGGACAAATCTTTGCCATCAAATTACCCTCGTCATCAAACGTATCCGAGATGTATTGCTTCAGTTCAAGACACTGCTCGAACATATCAATCTTCTCAAAGTATTTGATGATGAACAATACGTTGTCTTGATTAGGCTCATCGTCTATCACGTGAGAAAACATTGGAATGTCTGAATTAAATACGTCCTCAATGGAACACTTACCTGTTAGTACATTGTATGAGTTCATCATAGCAATGTGAATCTTCTGTTGCTCTGTCATTTTAATCTAAGTTTAATTGGTTTTGCACTTCTGCATTTTGTTTCTTTCTGATAATTATCCATCTACCCATTTGGTCTCTTCCTTCCTCAGGCATAACACCTTCTTTGTAGATAGCATAGGATACAAGCCACTTGTAGAATCGTGTTCTGCTGATAGTCATCTTTGCTTTCGGCCCATAGTCAGGATACTCATCGATGAACGCGTAATACAAATCGTTCTTATACAATCTGATTCCCGCATCGATATTTGCACTGCGCTCCTGTCCTTCAACAAGACCACACCATTCGATAAACTCGTGACAAGTCTCGGCTGATAGCTGACGAATCTTTAGGTTGACAAACTTGGACTTGACAAGACCTGTGTTCAAGTAACCCTGCAAGCATCCAATCATATAGTTGTCAAACTCGCACCAATCCTCATCGTTCCAATCACCGAACATCAACTTGCCAAACTCATCAAGCGGAGTGAATGACTTGCTATAGTATTGGTGTAGCTCAAGCTCCCACTTACGACGAGCGAATGAATTACCCGCACCCTTGATGGCGTAGTTCGTAGTGATGGCAATCTTGGGGGACTTGCTGAATGGAATCTTGATGGCGTCCTTGTTCTTTTTCTCAAGAGTCAATCCCTCAGTAACCACTGAGAACAAACGCTCGAAGTCAAAGTGTTTCTTAACGTCATCGAAGCATAGTATCTGCGTGTCTGCAGACACCAACTGATAAGCGAAGCTACGCTCAAAGGTGAATGACTTACCATCAATCACGACAAGCTTCTTCATATTGCTCAGTGCATTCATAAGAAGTCCCTTACCTGTACCACCCTCAGGGTTGTCACTGATAACCTCATCGTTCAAGATTACTGCGGGACAGAACGATAGGTTCTTATACCCGTGCATCAAGAAACCAATGGTACTCTCCATAGATTTCATCCTGTTGTCATCACCTCCGTTAATGTTACCAACGAATCTTTTGAAGTCGCATCGTCCTGTCACGTCACACATTGAGAACACCCTGTCAATCACGTGGTCTTTCCATACGTACCCTCCAAGGTCGAGATAGTCGATTGACGTGATGGCATCCTTGGAGATTTTCACTGCGCAGTTTTTGTAGTACAAATATGCAGAGTCTTTTGAATCGGCAATGAAGTAGATGTCAATCGTTGATAGCATTGACAAGAACTCTTCCTTGAAGAAACGCGTGTTGTCTGCGAAGTAGTTGTACACTGATACGTCATCAAGCTCAAGCAAATGCTGCAGCACGAAGTCCTTAATCTCTTTCTCTGACGTGTGGTCAATAAGGTTGTTGGTCACCTTAACGAACACGTAATTCTTTCCACCCTCAGGGCAATACTTGTAGAAGCCATTGTCTTCTAAGAACTGCTTGAATAGGATATGAATAATCTTGATGATTCCCTTATCGTTCTTTACCCAAAAGGTTTGCTTTGCATTCTCCTCTTCAACCTTATTGAGCACCGCCTCGATAACCTCAGCATCCAAATTGGAATCTTGCATTTGGAAGCGCACCTCCTTTTTTGGCACACCCCTGCGAAGCTTTGCTTTGATTTGGTTTACTCTCTCCTCGTCCTCGTAATACTTGGTTCCGAATGTCGCGGTGTTTCTGTACGCTGAATCAATCGTCGTTGAGATTTCGCTAATCGTAAAGTCTTCGTTGGCGTATTGGTTCAGAACGTAAGAGGCAAGGCTCTTGTTTATCCCGAAGTCATTGAAGGCAACCGCAAGGATATAACAATTCTGATTGCGCTGCCCTTCCACCATTGGATACTTCTTTGTCCACCACTTCACGAGTATCTCCACAATCTTATTCTCATCCGTGATTGGAATGGTTGGAGCATCTTTCATCTTGCTCACTTCAGTGTACTGCGCTTCCTCAATCAAGTCCCATATCGAAGAGTTCTCGTTGACGTGGATAAGCGGGTCATAGGACTCATAACAAACTCTCGATAGGTTCTTGCTCGTCTTGTCGAAGTAAGGCGAATTAAAGTGCTTTTCCAAGCTATTGAAATAGTTGGTGTGATTCTCGGGGTCAGCGGGAATCTTAACCAATACCTTCAGGCCATTGCCTGATGGACTGATGAACACACTGAACACGTACTTACTCTTGGTGAAGTTCTCCTTGTCCTGTAGAAGTTCCTTCTGCTTGGCGTAGCCATCGAAGTCCAAGCATATAAGACCGCTATGGTCAACGATTGAATTGTCTGCACGCTTGTTGAACGTACCACTGAAACAGATAGCGGGCAGTTGTTTCTTTAACTCATTGCGCTCGGGCTTGCGCTTCTCTGCACGTATCTTCTTTACAATGTCTTTGGTTGCCCCTTCCTTGATACGCTCAAGGATTTTGTTTACATCACGGAAGAACGGAGTGTCAGTATCCCGTATGCTTTTGAAAATTGTGACCTGTGTTGTCATACCTGTGTCGATTTTATGATAGATTTTATTTTCTGAAACCCTTGATATATCTATACTATGTCTTTTC